CATCTTTTTTTGTACGCGTACTTTTTTGCTTTTTGTATGCGTCCTTTTGTACGCTTCTATCCCACTTGTACCGTGTCTTCCATGACTTCACTGTGCTTATGGCTACGCCGTACTTTTCAGCAAGCTCTTTATATTTCATTCCTGCGTTGTAATCTCTCTCAATTGCTTGCCTATCTATTTCATTAGGCATACCCTCCCACCTCACAATTTAACGTTCCTCACGTGCGCACACGTGATATAAATATATATACTATTACTCTTACTATGTCCTATATATAATTACTATCTTGGTACTAAGGGTTTTGGTTTTCTATGTTTCTTATGCTTTTCATAATATCCATCAACATCTCTTACAATCTCGCCCCACGTCTTATCATCCATTTGAGGTCTGTAATGTGGACGTTTGCTCATAAGTGTCACATCCTAAAGCCCTGACAGCGTCGCTATAGCCATCTCTATATCCTTTGGCATAGTCTGGCGGCTGTGGGTGAATAACTGCCGAACCTCCGACTGGTGGCCTTGGTTCTTCGGCACTCGGAATTGGCTGATAGCCTCCGCATAACAGATTTTCCATAACATTGCAATGGCGCAATTTTGAAAGTACATGACTTGTGCAAACAGGCGGTTCGCTTAGGTCAAAATGATATGAATTAAAGGTGCAACACTTATCATCGCATGGCATCGTAGCAGCTTGCTTTTTAAATATGCTCATTTTCTTTACCTTTCAAAATGGCAATAAGAAAGCGCCTACCATAAGGCAGACGCTAAATAATCAATTTTATTTTTCAAAAGGGACAAAACGAGAAGAATCTATCCATTGAAATTCTTTATCTTTATAAATCAAGAATTTAGTAAATCCATTTTCTTTTATAACATCAAAAACTGTAAATTCAGCAATAAATTCACGAGGTCCTTTAGGAAATTTTAATATTACTTTAAACATTTGCTCTCCTATGCCCTTTTGGGCGGCGGTTATATCTTATATTCCGTGAACTCCGCTAAACACGGTGACAATTTTTCAAGTTAACCGACAACGGATTGATTAGCTGCAATTCATACAGCATATGTTGATTATGTACATCACATGCAAGATGTTTTGTATGCAATCAGTTACTTGATTCACACAAGCGGATTTTCACCACTTATGGTTGCACTTCACTGATATTGCCAAAAGAAAAATGCCCACCAATTATTATCGGCAGGCACTTTACAAAAGGAGGTGAAAATATTGAAAGGATGTTGTTAAGATAAATTATTACTCTATTATTTTAAGCTACAAACATGTCCTAATAACGGCTATTTTAAAATTATTTAAAAAATCCTCCCCACATCAACAAAGATATTATAATTGTGGCGCTAATTAAGCTCATCCAAAAGTTTTCGTTGCTTCGCGGTTTTCCGTGCTTTGCTATCGAAATGCCCAATCCAAAAATCAGCAAAGCTAAATAAATAATCTGTGGTATTCCCAAATGCATTTATATCATTCCTTTCTTTTTTGCCAACAAATAAAAGAATTGTCGGCGCATTTTGATAAATCCTTTTTCATAACACGGGATATTTTTCAGCGCTTTTAAATAACGGTATGGAATATCTTCGGTGACTGATAGCAAGATATATTGATACATTGTAGAATCAGTTGCAATTGCCGCCTGCTCAATCAATTCACAGTCCTTTGATAATTCTGCTGCCCGTTCTGCTGCCTGCGCTGTAGGCTCGCCAACTCCGATACCGTGTGGCATGTCCGAATATTGCTGACATTTTAAAGGGTTATGTAAATCAGCAATCTTGCGTTTTTTTTCGGGATATTGTAGACAGAAATTAGAAAGTTCTCGATAGGCAAATTTGCTTATATTGTAATCGTCCAGTTTCAAGTCTCGTTTATTTGGCATCTGCTCACTCCATTTCGTTTAGCCTTATGGTAAATCACCTGCACCGAATTAGGTGTCATACCAACTATTTCTGCGATTTCTGTAAATTTCAGTCCTTGCTTATCCCTTAACTCAATAATGTGCCTGTCTCTTTTACTTACAGGTTTTTCGGTTCTGACAATGTGTGCCTCGTCATATTCTTTGGTGTATTCATCATGAATCGGTTCACTCAATGCCAGACCGTGATTTATTTTCATTTTGCTATTAGGGTTATCCCTGTCTTGCTCGTCCTCAAGTGCTATCCGGCTAAGTTCCTTCTGCGTAAATTTAAGGCTCATGGCTTATTTTTCTACCTCCAATTTTCTTCCACACATAGGGCATTTCTTGATAACACATTCGCTATCCCCTAGATTTAATTCGCCTACATAAGAAAGTTTCCAACCATATGGCCTAACCAACATGCAGCTTAAATTTTTCCCAAATGTAATTCGCAAAAGAGGACAATTAAGTGTGCAGTATGGTCCATCTGGTACCTCAACCTCAATCTTTGCCATGTTGCCTCTCACTTTCTTTCTCAATTTTTTCGATCTGTTCTTTTAGTTTAGCTTTGAACATAGATTCTGCCATATTGAATATCAAAAGGCTTTCACTCCACATGTTGTTTCTCACTTTCAAACATAATTTTCATTCCCTTTGCAACTGCATATTCATATTCCATCTTCGCGCCCTTGCTATTTCTCCACCCACGCATTAAATAAATAGTGTTGCTTTGGTCTAGCATGGCATAGCAGATAGGCATGTACGCCTCAAAAGACAAGCCCTCTGGTAATATTGCAGGATTAAAAACAATGTCACCACGGCTTTTTAATTTTGTTTCTGCCGCCGTAAACGCAACAGAATAATCAACAACTCCGGTTATAGGCCCTGCTATGTAAATAACTTTAGGCATCTGCGGCACTGCCCTTTCGCTCACCGTGACTACAAGAAAATTTATCAGTTCCATAAAACTTATAAATATCACATTTGGGTTTTCTCTCACAGTCACCGCATTTAACCACTTCCACCAACCGTCCATCTGCAACTTTTTGCATTGTCTTGGATGCGACCTTGCATGCATTTATTAGGTCATCGGTTAAATACATTGCATGCCCTTTAGGATGCTGTAAAACACTTATTGATGATGCCGCACTCATTTCATTTGCCATCCGAAAGAGCCTCCTTTGCCTGTTTAATCCAATATTCAGGTTCTTGCCAATTGCAAGGATTCTCGCACGACAATTCCAATGCCTTTTGGAGTATGGAGTTTCGCTCAATGATTGCCTTGACTTCCTCGGGTGATTTACCACCGCATACATGCCGATAAGCCTTAAACATTTCAAGTGAGTCCTTAACTTCCTGCGGTGACATTTCTGTATCTTCATAGGCTGCAAGGCTCTCAATCGCAGGTCCGCAATAATTTTCGTCTTGGTCTTCAAAGCAATTATTGTTTGATACTACAAAATAACCATCAGATTCATGTGTCAATCTTTCAATACTCACTGTGATTTCTCCTTTAGGGCAGATTTACTGCCCCTATTCATAATTTCATCCAGTGCTTGCCTTACTTTCCCTCTGCCAATTTCATCCTCATAACAAGCGTTGTACTCGTCCACAAGGCTATTAGCCACATCGTTAAACTTTTCAAGCCGTTGTTTTCCTGCGCCAAATACACGATTGGCAGCAATCAAGTCGGTGTTTCGCCCGTCTAACTGTCCCTCGTTGTATGCCTCTTGCAATTCCTCTTTGATTGCTGCTTTGAGGTCTTGACGGCGGATTGTGTTGGGAATGTGTGATTTCATGTTATATCGCCAAATCCGATCTGCTCACTTGCATCAACATTTTTGCAGTTTGCAACAGCTTGATTAAAATAGCTGTCTTTAAGTTCGATTCCAACGCCCTTGCGCCCCATTTTTAAGGCTTGATATATTTCGCTGCCTATTCCTGCAAATGGTGAAAGAACGGTATCACCCGGATTAGTCCATAATTGCAATGCACGTTCAATTACATCAAGTTGCAAAGGGCATATGTGACGCTCATCTTTTCCCTCACGCGCTGGCTCGCGGTTTAAAGTGTTTGTTTGGTTAATATCCATCCACACAGGGCTTGCGTATCTACGCCAAACATGGTGTGAATATACAGGGTCAGTAGATGCCATGCTTATATCTCTGTGCTCTTTGCTATTTTTTAAACTTGGTGTTGTTTTCGGTGCAAATGGTTCATCTTCTCCTGCAAAGCTTTCGAGCCCATTAGCATGGTTTACCGGTTCGGGATTTTCCCCAGGCTTACGCATTACAATAAGATAATCAGGAAGTCCTTGACGGCACATAGTGGAATCCTTAACTAACTGCTTGTGCATAAGTCCTAATGCTTTCGTGCGCGTAGCTTCAATTAAAGGGTCTTTCCAAATCGCTACACGGGAATGATAAATAAATCCGGACGATTCAAATAGCTTTATGAGTTCTCCAGGAAAGTCATGTAACCCGATAAATCCGTCACGCTCTTTCATGGCCGGAATATCCATGCAATGTACCCACATCAAACGCCCGGGCATAAGTATTCGATAAAGTTGCTCAATGGCGAATTTAAAGTTTTGCATAAATTCAACGTTAGACCGTACATTTCCCATGTCCCGTTCCGATGCAGAATAAGTGTAAAGGTTGGCAAACGGTGGCGAATAGCCAATGCTATGTATAGAGCCTGCCGGAATACCTTTCATCACCTCAATGCAATCGCCGTTATAAAGCGCGAAGTTCTTACCAATGAATTGATTTTTAACTAACATCAAGCCGCTCCTTTCAACCATTCCGGCAGTATCATTTCTTCGGTTGGAATATAACTATCACTCATTCTTACCGTGCCGTGAATATCTTGTTTTAAAATATCTTTGGTATATTTGACAAGTTCCGAAGTCATACGCTGCGCATCTGCCTGCTTACGCTCGATATTGGACTTTACTGCGCCCTCTGCATCGCTTGTAACAATATGCACTGTAACTGGATTAGCCTGTCCAAAACGCCAACAGCGGCGCACAGCTTGATAATATGCTTCAAAGCTATCTGATAAACCGCAGAATATTTCTGTATCGCAATTCTGCCAATTCATGCCCCATCCACAGATCGAACTTTTACTGACTAGCACTCTCACCGAACCGCCTGTAAATCCTGCCATTGCACTTGCCTTATGCTCGTCACTGTCAGAGCCTTTTACCTCTACTGCTCCGTTTATAGCCTTGGTGAGTTCTGCGCTCTCATCGTTCAAATCGCACCATACAAGAACCTGCTTATCAGTTGAATTTGCTATATCAGCACATTTCTTTACTCTGTCCGTCAAACTGCCACGTCTTGCCCCTCTGCGCTCATTTAGGGTTTGAACTGTTGGAGCAAATAACATTTCTTGACCGTCTGCATCAAAGTTATGGTCGGTTTTTACTGCATGTTCGATGATATTCAAAGGTGGCAAGTCATAACCCGAACCGTCATATCCTAAATCAGCAGGATTAGAAAGCACCGCCGCCCATGAAGCTACCCATTGCCAAAATTTATCTTGCGCGTGACCTTTTAATCTCCATGCTTGGGTAGTTTTCATGTCGTGTACAAAAAATGTTGATAACATTTCAGTTCGTGACATAATGCCTAAAAACTCACTGTGATTTCCCAATTCCATAAAATCGTTTGGCGCCGGTGTTGCAGTACAAGCGAGTTTATACGGCGTATCACAAAATTTATCAATAATTTCTTGCTTGGTTTTACCTGAATAAGCTTTCAAAATTGAACTTTCGTCAAGTACCACACCCGCAAATGTTGAAGTATCAAATTTATCAAGTTTCTCATAGTTGGTGATATTAATTCCTTGTTTAACGTCTGACTGGTCTTTACATAAAGTCACAGGTATGCCAAACTTTAAGCCCTCACGCACTGTCTGCGCTGAAACTGCCAAAGGTGCAAGGATTAACACATTACTGCCTGTATAATTACAAACTTGCTCTGCCCACATAAGTTGCTGTAAACTTTTTCCTAAACCACAATCATGAAAAAATGCTGATTTGCCTTTTTTTAATGCCCATTTAACCATGTCTTTTTGCCAGTTAAAAGCCTTATCATTAAGGGATTCGGTTAAAACGTCAAATCCTGACGATGTGACAGTTATCTTTTTGCCCTCCAAAAATTCAGTATAATTCACTGTTCTATCTCCTCTATAAGACTGATATTATCCCAGTTGAATATAGATGTTCTCTGATCATAAGAATAAACTGTAAGTACATTTCCATTCCGTTCAACCGTCATAACATCTGCGACATTGCGGCTATAATTTCCGCCAGAAAACCAAACTTTTAACATTACTCGGTCAAATTGTTTAATTGTTGGTTCTGCCATGGTTTGCCTCCTTGCATATTTGCCCTATTCCATCATTTTCGCTGCTCTCACACTTCATGCAGCAGTACCGACATATTTTCTTTTCGGTCTTGGGGCATATACGAATTTCACTTCTATACAATTCTTTGCCACATTTGGTGCATGTTAAATAGGTGTCACTAGTCATGCTTATCCACCATATTGATAAATTTCTGACACATTGCAGCCACTTGTATAGCTCCTGCGGCGGCGTGTAATGCCGATTCCTTAAGCCTTTTGATAAATTCGTTGGTGTGCTGTATATCATTTGTTCTTATATGACCAAACACAGAATCCAACAATTCAATCATTTTGTGATTATCTTCTTGATGTTCCTGCACTTCTTCTAAAATAACAGCAAATCCCTCATGTGCCGATGCAAACTGTGGGAAGTTTTCATTTGCTCTTGTTAATTCCTCGACTGATAATTTTTCAACTTCTTCAAGTAATTTTTTCATTTTATAACCTCTGTCAATGTCACTTCAACTCTTGGAACATCTGCATAAATCTTATAAATATTTGCTTCAACAATTTGAGAATCATCGTCATAAGCAACTTTATTAAGTGCATCACAAATGATTTTACCGATGTTATCGAAATCAGGCTTTTTGGTTGGTCTAACTATGCCATCAAGCATTAACTGCCTCTGCTTTTTACTTGTGCTCTTGGGAATTGAAAAGTATGCTACAATATCAACTTTTATTGCTCCTATAAGCATAATTTTATGATCCTGATGATAATACAACTTTACTAGATTTTCATAACTTGCTGTGGCTTCGGGCGTGTATGTAGAAACAAAATTGCCTTGCCTCGCAAACTTCGGTCTGCCTTTTCCACATGGCGCGCCGGGTATCGTAAACTTAATTTCCGTAGCTTATTCACTCCATTTCATTATTATCATTTTTGGCTATTTCAGCAGGGCTGTTGAGCCACTTCAAAAGACATTTAACACATTTCCAATCACAGGAAGTTATAACTTTGCCACAATTTAAATAAGGCATTAGTTTTTCCGGTGATTCCGTGATAGCTTCAAAATTAGTTTTTGTAATCTGCTTTCTACCATTAACCATACTCTGTATTCCTCCTAATCTCTCTTGTACGTCTCATTTACTTTTACCGTGTAATTCTGTGGTTATTGGGTTATAGGCTGTCCTGTGCCAAATTCCCACTATTGCAGCTTAATTCTGCTTCTATCTCTGCTATAGCTTTGAAAATGGGATAAAACTGATATGGATTAACCGCATTTCCTAAGCTCTTAATTCTGTCCATCCAATTGGAAACCCCATCATTTGCTCGTATTCTGCAATTATCTGTTTCTTTTCGATTCCACAAGCTAAGAGCAGCATTGACGGCCTCACTTGGTGCTCTTTGGACAAAATTTGATGCAAAAGCTTTTTCAAATCTCTTGCCGTCCCTTTCCAGTCTGTGGCTGTTGGAGCAGGCAATAATTGAAACTCTGGCTCTTGAAAATGCGGCTCCGGTTGGGTAGGCAGGAAAGCAAGCCCATCCAACGCATATCCCCATTTCGGCCATGTCTCGCAAAATTCTCCCAAAAAACCGTCCATTCTCACTTGAGAGCAGCCCCTCAACGTTTTCTCCCACAAGCCATCCTGCCCCAGTTTCGCAAAAGATTCTGAACAGTTCCGACCACAAATCACGTTCATCAGCAGATGCCAAACGGCGGCCTGCAATACTATGTGGTTGGCATGGGAACCCCCCGAAACAACTGATATTGCGTTGTGTCCTGTTCTTTCAAAAATAGATTTTGCTGTAACATCTCTGACATCTTTCCACCTCGGCACATCCGGCCAGTGCTTTTCTAAAACTTTTGTTGGGTAATCTGCCCACTCGCATTGTCCAACTGTTGTAAATCCTGCCCATTCAGCAGCTAAATCCAAACCCCCAATACCTGTGAATAATGATAAGTGGGTCACGTCAACACCTCACAAGATTTCGCACACCGTTTCATATTTCCAGTACCTCACAAAGTTCCTTGATGTGTAAGGCATAATCCCTGTCAGTTTGCTTCAAAGCCATAAGCCTAAAACGGTATTGTATGTAAGACTGATAATTGCCTTTTATTCCGTTCTGCCGAGCATCTGTTAGGATATCAGCGGAGGTTTCGCATTTAATGCCTTTTCGATTTAAATTCGTTGTCATAAGGAATTTTCCCAACTCCTTTCGTTTCCGTCACATAATTTGTCGGGAAAAGTTGACTATATTTCATGTGTGAGCCATCAAACTTAAATTGTGCTTGTCCTCGACTACCGCGCCGGTTCTTTGCCACATCAACAGCTACAATGTGACTTTCGGGGTCAATTTCCCACATGAACATAATTTTATTTGCATCCTGCTCAAGGCTCCCGCTGTCTCTTAAATCTGCCATTACAGGCTTAGGACTACTGCGGTGCTCAATTTCTCGGCTTAGCTGTGATAATGCAAGGATAGGCACTTTCAAATCATTGGCTATCAGCTTTAATTCCCGACTTATCGAACCTATTTCTTGATTGCGATTTTCACACTTTTTTGAGGATGTTAAAAGTTGCAAATAATCAACCACAATAAGCCCCAAATTCTTAGTCATACGTGATTGCGCTCGAATTTTTGTCGGAGTGATTCCGGCATCGTCTGAAATGTTTAGCATTGATCCGTAGAGCTTGTCTATGCTTTGAGCAATAGCCGCGGTATCGTCTGCCTTATCTGCCAAATTGTCATTATCAATAAGACTGTCCATACTCACACCGCTATCAGCAGATACAATACGTTCGATCAGTTCGTCTTTTTCCATTTCCAGTGAATAGAAATTTACCGTTTTGCCTTTTCTAGCCACATTTTGAGCGATTTGAAGCGCAAAGGCTGTTTTGCCTATTCCGGGGCGGGCAGCTAAAAGAACAAGGTTTCCACTCCACATCCCTTTTAAAATCAAATCAAGGTCACCGTATCCGGTGTCTATGCGGCTCTGTGTGCGTTTTTTGAATAGATTGGTGTAATATTCGAGTGCGGGTGCTTTAATTGGCTGTAGTCCCTGTTTGCCACCTTGTAGATTGTTATATAAGCCATTCATAATCTGCTCTGAAACTTCGTCAACATTTTCGGCAGTCAATGGGGCATCATTTGCGCCGCCAATAACAAGTTGAATTTTTCGTGCTCTTGCATTTTTAGCAATGATTTCAGCGTATGCCTTGGAGTTTATAGCTGTCGGCACAGAATCGGCACACATCAATAGTTCAGCTTTCAACTTTTCCTCTGGCAAATCAACTTTACTTTTCATGGTTTCAACCATTGTTACAAAGTCGATTTTTTTACCTTTTCCGGACATTTCTAGTATGTAGCGATAAAATTCAGCGTATAATGGCACATAAAATTCCTCTGGCTTTAAAATATCAATTACCTGAGGCAGTACGTCCTCATCTATCAGTAAGCCGCCAATAACGGATATTTCAGCACTAATGTTATAAGCAATCACTTTTTATCCTCCATCTGCAATTTCAGCCTGTCGTACTGTTCTCGCAGCTTTGAAGCCGATAGAATGTTTGACCGCCAAAACTCGCTAGTCTGTGAAAAATATAAAACGTCATAAATTTGCCGCGGTGTTCGCTTGTCTCTGCGTATCATCAAATCAATAACCTTTGACCATCGTTGCAAGTCTTGTTCATTCTGCTGCTTAGCATCGGGATTGTTAATGTGTATCATTTCCGAAAGCTTAGCTGCTAGCTTGTAAGGATTACTGTCATGCTCAAAAAGAGTAGATTTAGAAATTTTGGAAACGTCCGTAACTTTGTTCGGACAATAATCTTCTTTAGAAGATTTATCTATCTCTAACTCTTTCTCTAACTCTTTCTCTTCGTCACATAATGTCACATCAATGTCACAATGTGACACAAGCATTTTTTCACGCCATCTGCGAGTTCTTTCAGCGCTCCAACTCTCGCTGCCAAGCATTTTACTGACTTCATCCATGAAAATTGTTTGATCGTCAAAAAATTCAATAAGGTTTAAACCTTTGAAAACTTCTAATGCACTTTTAACAACATCAACATTGGTATTAGTGATTGTTGATAACATTTGCTCGTTGTAAGGAATAGTATTGCTGAATCTCAAGCATCCCTCATGATCAACGCTCTCTGCAAGTAACTTGAGATAGAAAAGCACATAATCTTTGCCGTTTGGCATTGATTCAATAATTTGAATGTCATGGCGCTTAAAAAAATCACGTTTCAATTTAAGCCAGTAGTATCTCTTATCGTCTGCCGTAATATCACCCCTTTGTTGGGTTATAGTCCTCAAACCGATCACATTCTCTGAAAACGTATTTATTGTTGACCCATCGTGCTAAATACTTTGTCAGCTGCGGCGCGCTCTCTTTGTTGTAAATCATTACATACGGATCGAAGCCAATTTCACGCAACCGGTAAATACGATATAAATCCTGTTCGTGACTGCTTCCAAAGTTCGTGAGAACATACACTCTTAATTTTCGGTAATCCTGAACTGCTGAATGTGCTTTGAAAAACTGAAATTGTGGTATTAAATTGTCTTTTGGGTTATCCCAAGCAAAATGAAGCATTTTAACCTTGATTTTATTAATAAGGTCAACGTTTGCGTCGGTTAACAGCCTTACGTCCAAGCCTTGAGTAAAGTCCACCCATGCCTTACTATCTGCAAGTTGCCGTAAAAGTTGTTCGTGTTCTCTACAAGCCAAAAGGTTAGGGTCAAGTAATTTAATTTCTTTTTGACCATGCCAAAACTCTGATAAATCAGCAACACGAACGCTCTTTCTACCCTCTTTTGGCGCTACGATGCAAAACGGGCAAGCTCTCGGGCAGCCGCGCGTCAAATAGCCATATGCTTGCTTGTACTGAGGATACAGCGAGTAGTCAGGGTATAGATGTTCAATTTCTGGCGATAAAACGGT